TTACGCTGCGCGGCGGCGGCGTGTAGGCGCTTTGGCTGCTTCCTGTTCGGCAGTTGGCCAAGCTGGCTCATCGGCCTTTGGTGTCTCGCCATCCATGCTCACCCACTCGACAAGTTCAAACACTGGCGTGTAAATCTTGCCGTAGGATTTGTGAGCGTAGTGGTCTTTTTTCAGACGCACGACAGGCACTGGCTTGGTTTGGTCTTTCTCGACCTGTTCGGCCAGTTGCACGGCCAAGGTTTGAACCGCACGTTTGCCGCCCACTGACGTGGTGGTAAAGCGCGCTTCCATGCCCTTGTCTTCGCCGGAAATGCACTTGAGTGACATGCCGACTTGAGTCTCCCAACCCTTCTTGGCTTGAGGTGGCGCCTCATCCAATTCAGGCAATGGGTTGCTGACGCTGGTCATCTTCTCGCCCAGCACTTCGCCATCGCCCCAAGCGATAAAGCCATGCACAAAAGAGAAAGGATTGACAGCCCAAACAGCGTCGTCTTCGACTTCGGTTTGATCTGCACCGAAGACCCAGTGGCCGGTCTTGTCCATCTTGAGGATGACAATGCCAGCAGGGCCAACTTCGGCTTGGATCGAACGCAAAGCGCTAGACAAAGTTGAAACAGCGGGAAGATTAGCTTGAGAGAAGGTTACTAAATTTGACATGATTGTCCTTTACTGAAGTTTAGAAAGGGCAGCAGATAACTGCTTCCCAAGGAGCATCACTTCGGGGCGCGGGTCATCCGCGCTTGCCAAAGTGTTACCTGAAGAAATGGCGACCACTAGGTCTTCGGGTAGGCCGATCTTGCGCTTTTTGAGCGCCTTTTCGGCCTTGGCCGGGGAGACGACTGTTGTCTCCATCACTTCAGATTCTGTGAGGCCGTATGCGAAAAGGGCAATCTTTGCCTTCTCCTCATCCGACCATGATCTGATGGCGCGCTTGGCCACCAGTTTGTATTCGGGCAGCTTGGCGCCAGACTCAAGCATTTGCAATGCAAGGGCGCGCAAGTCTTTGATCCATTCCTCAAGCATGTCAGCGGTTTTAAGGTAGTTGCTAATCTGCGGCGCAGGCAACGCTTCAATCTGCACCTTTAATGCGCGGTCAGCAGCGCCGGTCATCAAAGGGCACACGGGCTTGGCCGCGCACCAACGGCAGTGATCACCCACGGCCAGCTTAGCGTCAGGCTTCTCGGCTTGCTTAACAGCCTGCACCAAGTCTTTCTCAAACTGAGCGATGCGCTCAGGCGTTGTCACCCAGCGGCGCACTTCAGGCGGCTGGACAATAACGCACTCAATTTCAGTCACGCCGTCAAACGCCCACTGCGCGTCAGGTGTGCGCATGGCGGCGGCAGCGTAGAACATCAACTGTGGGTTTTCTTCCACCTCGACCATGACACCGTCACCGAATTTCCAATCCAAAACGACGGCGCGGTTACCAAGGCGGCCAATGAGATCAGTAGACCCAAACACGCCAGGCAACAAATCACCAAAGCCAACTCTAGTCTCTGCTTCAATCTCCATTTTTTGTTCGGGGTCGATTGCATCTAGCGCCTCCAAAGCTGGTTTGATTTTATTGTCGATCAATTCTTGCGTCAGAATTTGGTCTTCGTAACGTGTGCCAAGGTAATGCTCAGGGGCTTCGTCACCCATGATAAGTTCGGCCATAACGTTGTGTAGAAGTGTGCCTTCGTCAGCGTATTTGTTAGAAGGTTTGGGCGGCATTTTTTGCACCAGCGCCACACTGCCTGGGCAGTTGATAACGCGCTTTGCTGTTGAGCCGCCGACGATATTTGAATGTTGCACTTTACTGTCCTTTCGTTTATTGAGACTCAAATATAACACAGAAATAATTGTTGTGCAAATGTTTTTTACATGTATACTTCACGGCATGAGAGAAAAAGAAATTGAAGTTTATTTTGATTGGGCGGTGCAGCGCATCGGCGGTAGGACTTGGAAGTTTACTTCGCCCGGACGCAAAGGCGTGGCTGATCGCATTGCGTGTTTACCCGATGGCCAGACGTGGTTTGTGGAACTCAAAACCAAAGGCGGGCGCATGTCTGAACTGCAAAAATTATTTCAGTCAGAGATGGCGCTGTTGCGCCAAAACTACGCATGTTTGTGGACTAAGGAACAAGTTGATGGTTTCATTACGACCGTATCAAGAGACAGCCGCTGACTTTCTCTTTGAGCATGACCGCGCCATGATCTTAGCGCCGGTGGGTGCGGGTAAAACAGCCATTACATTGACGGCCATGTGGGAGATGTTGCGCGACGGCCACGTCAAGCGCTGGCTGGTGCTGGCGCCTAAGCGCGTTTGCACTGACGTGTGGCCAATCGAGCGCCCCAAGTGGGCTGACCGCATTAGCATGGCTTTGTGCGTTGGCACACCTAAACAGCGCTTAGAAGCGCTTAAAAGCAACGCCCAGGTGGTTGTGACCAATTACGACAATTTGCAGTGGCTGGCCGAACAAAAGCTAAACTTTGACGGCGTCGTGTTTGACGAACTGACAAGGCTCAAAAACCCCTCTGGCACACGTTTTAAAGCGTTCCTCAAGGTCGTTGACCCCATGACAACGCGCTGGGGCTTGACCGGCTCATTTACTAGCAACGGCTTAGAGGACGTCTTTGGCCAGTGCAAGATCGTTGACCAAAGCCTGCTTGGCCGTTCCAAGGGCGCGTTCATGCAGCAATACTTTGTGCTGATCAATAAAGAGTTTGGCGAATGGGCGCCCAGAGTGGGTTCGCTTGAGAAGGTTATGAACGTAATCAAGCCTGCCACATTTGTCTTGGAGGCAGGCGAGTATAAAGACAAGCTGCCGCCTTTGCATACTGTTGAAGTTAAGTGCGATATGGATTTGACGCCATATAACACGCTTAAAAAAGACTTTGTGCTGGACGGCATCACGGCCATCAACGCGGCAGTTGTCACGGGCAAGCTACAACAACTGGCGTCAGGTTTTGTTTACGACACGACAACAACGCCGTCTGACTCGCCTGGCAAGTTTACTGTGACGCAAAAGCCAATCTGGTACAGCATGCACAAGTTTGAAAGGTTAGAGGAAATCATTCAAGAGAACCAACATGCCAACACCATCATTGCTTACACCTACCAAGAAGAACTTGCCGAACTCAAGCGGCGCTTTAACGTCACAACCCTTGACGACGACAGAGCCATTGAGCGATGGAATGATGGAAAGGTCAGGCTATTGGCCGTCCATCCAAAGTCAGCAGGCCACGGGCTTAACCTTCAGCACGGCGGCTGTCACATGGTGTTTCTGTCACTGCCGTGGAGTCTGGAATTGTACGAACAGACCATTGGCCGTTTGCATCGCAGCGGGCAAAAATACCCTGTGTGGTGCTACATCTTAATGACCAACAAAACGGTGGATGAAAAAATCTGGGCGGCGCTTCACGACAAGCGCGCTATATCTGATATTGCAATGGAGGAACTTAAATAATGTGGCCATTCCCACCATTCCCACCATTCCCAAACCCTAAGGACAAGGGCAATAAAGTGCCTAAGTTCAACCCTGACAATTTTGAGGACGCACCGCTATGAAACGATTTGATTTATGGAAGGCCAAACTGAAAATGGCCAAAGCAGAACTGCGCATCAGAGGCCGCGAAGCCAATGCCGCCGCCCGCGCTGTCATTCGCGTACAAACAACAATAACGCAACTGGAGAAGAAAATTGACAACTACCTGGCGAAGCCTTAACAATGAATTAAGCCGTCTGAGCGAAGAAGAAGTCCTCAGATTGCTCAATGAAGAACGTGAGGGCGCCAAGCGCGCCACCATGCTTCAGCGCCTTCATCAGCGCTACAACACCCTGCGCGTAGCGCGGGAGAGACTAGAACTACTCAAAGGAGCAACACAATGTTAGAAAAACCACCATATTCAAAGATCAGTTATCCCTCTGTGGCAAACAAAGATTTTAAATGGGAGTCTGGTTCAGACGTCCAAGCCATTTGGCGCAAGTACGGCTGGACGCCGCCGTCTGAGACTATGACCCCGCCGCCACCGCCAGCAGAAAAATACATTGAACCTTTAAGGAGAGTGCGCTGATGATGCCAGCGATTCAAATGGGCCGAGTTGCGCCCGTGCATCAACTAAAGTTATGCACCAAATGCCAAGAAAGCAAGCCGCCAGAGGGCGGCGTTGAAATGGGCGCAAAGTGGCACTGCCAACTTTGCTGGGTTAGACGAACTACGGGTAAACACCTAAGACAACATGCCACGACCAAAACCACCTGAACCCCTCATAGGAAGACAAGTCCGAATGTCTGACAGGCATTGGATGATCATGCAAGAACTTGGTGGCGCTGAATGGCTGCGCAAGCACTTGGATAAAAACGCCAAGATGCCGGCCAAGTATTACCGCCGTGAACTAGACGCGCCGTCAAAGAAAGAAGTCAATGACTAAGGAGAAAAATGAGTTACATCATTGCATCGCTGCCGCCGGTTAAATGTTTTGTAAAGCGCGAGTTTCTGTACAACGATCACAAGGGACACAATGAACTGGAGCCGGCTATCTGGGTCAGCCTCAAAGCCTTGCGTGGCCAAGTGTTTAGAATTGAATCGCTGTTGCCGGCCTACGGCGCGCTGTATGACAAGCTGCCGATCCACGCATACGTCTGGCATACAGACGCCGGTAACTTGCCAATTGACACACTTCAACTGTGGGACTGCATGGGCTACCGATTTACCATCCTGGAAAAGATTGGCTTGCGCAATTTAGGCGTGAAGTTCTTGGGCAAGGACAAGGAATGGCACTTCGGGCGTTATCTGTTCACGGTGGACTTTTGCGCCGATGGCATGGACTTGGACACGGGCTTTACCGAGCAGGCCGAGGAACACAAGTCCTTCAACTGGATTGCGCTAGACAACGGCCAGTTTGCCTGCCAGCCCAACAACCGATGCCTGTGGTACGACCAAAGCCTGATCCCCGCTGAGACAAAATTCCCTGACTTCCAAGCCGCACAAAGATTGTGGACGGTGGACGGCACACGCAAGTGGTCAGCCGGCGATGATTGGTTCTACGATATTAAGGCAAAAAATGATTAACAGACCAGACTTTGCAACGTGGAGCCAGGCTAACTTGGCCAAGTTTGCCGACGAAGCCTACGCCAAGTTGTGTGAACAGGACGACCGCATCCAGCACTTGCAATGCGATCTGAAGACGGCCATTGAGGCTTACCGAGCCTTAACTAAGGAACAAGGCGCGTTCGTCGATGCGCCGGTTTTGAAGACCTCGTAAGACTTTGCCGCCAGCCATGCAGTATTTTAGAAGTTCTTCGGCAGCGCCGGCCATGTCGCCCCGAAGAACTTTCTGGCGCATGGTTGAGCGTTGCAGTGTGCCTAACCCAACATTGAATGAAAACGATACAAGTGCGTCAAACTGTCCTTGAGTAAGAGGCACAGGACAATAAGTGGCCACGCCTTTCTCAAACCGAGCAAGATCGGCCCTAAGAATTGCATTTACTTCGTCTTTTGAAAACGCGCGGTTATCTTCTGGATGAAGCGCGTAACCGCCTCTTTGATCAATTGGCATCTTGCCTTGATTTGGGTAAAGAACATGGCCTACTCCTATTGTCCACAGCTTTGCTGGGCACTGGTATGGTTTAAATCGAACACCCTCATGGTGTTTGATCATTTCAATGGTCTTGGCGCTGACGTTCATTTGCCAAACGCCCGGCCACCAAAGTGAAACGCAATGATGCTGGCAAACAGCGCCTGGGTGTCAGAGTCCCACAGCATTTCGGCCAACTCCACAAATGTAGCACCACTATGCCAGCCGTAGGCAAACAGCCCGACGTCTACAAACAACAGCAAAAAGAAGAAACCGTAGGTAATGACAGGGCGAACGCTGGCGCGTAGGTTCTTCATCCACTGGCTTGTGCCTTCGTTTAGGCTTTCATCGTGGGCGTAGATGGCTTGCATTTCGGCCTGTTGCGCACCAATTAGGATTTGCTGGGTGTTGGCTGCACTTTCGGTTGCCAACTGCTCTGACCGAATATGCTCAATGCGCTCTTGCGCCTCAAAGCCAGCTTTGCGCAATTCCAACTCGCGCTGAATTTGCATCTGCGCTAGCGCCAACTCATGGACTTTATCAGCGCGGTCTTGAAAAAAGTCCAACAACTTGGGCAAGCCGCCCATTAGGAAAGAAATTAGGGTTGAAAGAAGTGTCAACATTTTTTGTCCTTAGAGTCATCGTTCTGCATGAGTTTGATACCAGACAGGAACCCAATCATGCCGCCGATAAGAGTAGAAAAAGCGGGTGAAATCATTTTGAAAATCTCGGCGTTGTCCACTTCTTTGGCCCACAAGCCCAGCATAAAGCTGACCACCATGGCCAACACGGAGATACATAGGGTTGTGCTTACCATGAGTGTGACCCACAGCGTCAACTTTTCTTTTGTTTCCATCTGGGGTTTGCGAATCGGTCGTTTGGTCATACAAGGGCATCAATTTTTCGTTTCAGATTGGTAATGTCAATGTTTATCGTAATCTGTCGCATTCTGTATTCGTAAATTTCATACTCGTATTGGTGAAACTTCTTGACTTGGTTGTCCACTTGCACTTGAACCGTACGTTCAGCGTTTAACTTTTCTACCCGCTTGGCAAAAACTTCTGCCTGCAAATTTACTTGCGGCAACACTACGGGATACCATTTGTCGAAACTGATCTTCACTTCTTTTCCCGATCAACTGCATCTTTGTATCCACGAAGTATTAGCCCTCTAGTTTCTGCCGAATCCGCTGTACCCGCCCATGAAGGCAAATTGTTCCAAATGACCACGTAGTCTTCGGATTTGCAATACTGCGCATTGTTCTTTAACCACAACACCATTTGCAGATGCCGATCTGCGGGGTTGTGGATAGTGTGGCCTATCCCGTAGAACTCGCGCACGTGACAGCCATTCTTGGCTACGGCTCCAACTAGCCCCAACAACAGTAACAGTATGAGCCAACGCATTTACCACGCCCAACTCCATGCAATCATGTAGAGACTAAAAAGTACAAAAGCCACAATAAAGGCCGCCGCAATAATTGCTTCGGCCCAATCTTTCATTTGTCGACCTTGTTGTCTAGCTTGTCAAAAATCTTGCCAAGCATTTCTTTGACTTCACGCATGTCAGACCGATAGTCATCCCGCGTGACGTAGTTCAAAGGCATCGCCCGCACGTCAGTGTCAAGGCGCTCAAGCGAACGATAGATGTTGTTCAACACCCAGCCACCCAAAAAGCCCGCCAAACTTACCGCGACGTTAAACAAGACCTGCGAATCCATTACGGTCGCCCCGGCGCCATGTTGTTCAGAATAATCCGCACTGGCTGGTTTGCCAAAGCATTGTCGTTATAACGATCTGGCGCCAAAGCATTGACGCCCATAGTCGTAGTGCCGGTGACAGCAGCCTTAGTGCCAGACTTCCATTGGCTTGGGTCAGACAACAGTTTTAGCACTTTGACGCGCTCCTCGCCGGGCAGTGTGGCCAATAGGTCAGCCGCGCCTTGGGGAGTCTTAAGCGC